CAAGCAAATTAATTACCCTGCCAAATGGTGAACCTTCAGATGAAGAAAAGCGTAATATTGAAAAGCGTTTTACAAGTAGGTTTAGCGGATCAGATGGCAAAAAGTTTATTTTAGCTTTCGTTAATGATAGCGCAAGGAAACCAATAGTTGATGACTTAGGCACTTCTGATATTACAAAAGAGGATTTTGGGCGTGTGGATTCATTGATTCAGACTAATATATTTTCAGGGCATCAAATTACTACGCCGTCAATCTTTGGTATTGCAGAGGCAGGCAAATTAGGTAGCCGTTCTGAAATGCGTGATGGTTACGAGATATTTAAAAACACCTATGTAAATAGCAAACAAATGCACCTTGAAGGTGTCTTTAATATGTTGGCTAAATACAGAGGGATTGCAGAGCCTGAATTACTTATAATTCCAACCGAGCCTATTGGCTTTGAATTTACTGAAAACATATTAAAAGAAATAGCGCCAAAAGAATGGTTACTTGAAAAGGCGGGGATTGATATTAGCAAATACCAACCCGTTGCCCAACAAGCGCAGTTTTCAGACGAATTTAGCGTGTTTTTTGAGTTTGGCGACGCAAAGGATAGCTTTAATGTTTGGAGGTCAAGAACGCGCTTTAATGACGATTCAGAATATCAAATGTTTGCAGAGGTAAACCAATTACAGGCGAATGTGCTTGATTTGATGTCTAAGGATAAAAGAATAACGCCAGATGTATTAGCGACAACCCTTGAACAAAGCGAAGATACTATTAAGCAAGTTATTAAAACATTAATAGCAAACGGCTATATTCAACCAAGCGAATATGTTATTGGCGAGGGGATTGATAGCAATACAATTATTGAGCATACATTAACAGAGCCATTAAACGATATATTAACAAAAATTAAACCACAAACAAAAGAGTTACTAATTAGATATTCTTATGAGTGGAAGCAAGGCTTTACAAATAAAGATATAGATACAAGCAGACCTTTTTGTAAATATTTATTAACTGCTGACAAAATGTATAGCCGTTCTGAAATAGAAACAATTAGTGCGCGTTTAGGATATTCTGTTTGGGATCGCGGAGGTGGTTGGTACACAAAACCAAATACTAATGAACATTCCCCAAGTTGCAGACACGAATGGGTTTCAAATATAGTAACAAGAAAATAAAATGAGCAAAAACACATTATTCATATCAGTACAATCTATTAAAGATAGAACAGGGCTTCACGCTAACGTAGAAGAAAAATTAGTATTGCCTGAAATTAAGACCGCGCAAGATATGTATATTTTGCCCGCTTTAGGTTCTGCATTGTACAATGAATTACAAACGGCAGTAGATGCAAATACATATACGCAATTACAAACAACTTTATTAGACGACTACATTGTAGATTGTTTAATTTATTTTGTTATGTCAGAGCTTCCACAAGGTTTATCATATCAGTTTTACAATAAGGGTTTAATAAGAAAGACAGGCGAGAATCAGGAAAGCCCTTCAATGCAGGATATGATTGACGTGGCAAATAGATACAGAGCAAGAGCAGAATTTTATAAACAAAGATTAATAAAGTACCTAAAACAAAACAATGCTTCTTATCCTAATTATTTAAACTTTGGTAGCGGCATTGATAGTATTAAACCTGACAATGAGGGTTACTCGGTTTCAATGTATTTAGGTGATGCTTGTTGCAATGATGATTATGAGGGTAAGAATAAAAAAACTTTTGAAGAAAGGTATCAGGGAAATATTGGTTGCTGCTAATATATGAGTAAACAAGTAACAATAAAAAACCAAACTAAACTTAAAGTTTATTTGGAAAAAGCAAAAAAGAATGACACTAAACCTGTCAAAGAAAAAAACAATGAAAAGAAAGTGCGGAATATATAAAATTGTTTCACCAAATAATAGAACTTATATTGGTTCTTCTATTAATTTAGAAGCACGATATAATTTTTATAAAAATAGACACGCAAAAAAGCAAGTTTTATTATTCAGGTCTTTTGAAAAATATGGATTTGAAAACCATTCTTTTGAAGTTTTATGTGAATGTCAACCCGAAGAAAGATTAATTAAAGAAAGGGAATTTGGCGATTTATATAAAAGTTCTGCTGATTTTGGTGGCTTAAATTTAATTTTACCTAAAAATCAAGATAAACCTGCTATTTATTCAAAAGAATTAAGGCAAAAGTTTTCTAATATTGGTAAAAATAGAAAATATACACCCGAAACGTTAATTAAATTTAGCGAAGCAAGGAAAAACAAATATAAAAACGGCGACCATCCAATGGCAAAAGTTATATTAAATACTCAAGTAGGGGTTTTTTATTCCTGTATAAAAGAAGCGGCTGATGCTTTGGGATTAAAAAGAACTGCTTTAAGTATGAAACTTATTGGAAAAAATAAAAATAATACACCTTTAATTTACGCTTAATATGACTTTGAATCAGATTGTGAAAGAATTAACAAAGATAGGCAACGACCACGAGCAAATTAATTACGTCTATTTTGGTGATGTCTGGGAAAGATTAAGCAATGGCGAGGTTACTTATCCTGCTATGTTTTTTACTTTAACAGGTGCTAATGTGGGTGCGAAAGAAATAGCTTTCTCATTTAGTCTTTACTTTATGGATCGTATGCTTATGGAAGAAACAAACGAAACTGAAGTTTTATCAGATATGACACAGGTTGCGGGTGATGTAGTGGCGCAGCTAAGATACCCAGAGGATTATTCTATTGTAACTTGGACGTTAAGTCAAAACCTACCCGTTACATTTTACACAGAAAGTGATCCTGATTTATTAGCAGGCGTAAAATTAGATGCAACATTAACCGTGCCATTTATTAACAATAGGTGTCAAGTACCTTCAAATTATCAATTTTAATGGAATCAAAAAAAATTAATCAATTAGCGACAGAACTTGCGCCTGATTTATCAGACCTTACGATTATAGGCGACCCTACAACGGGCATAAGTAAAAAGATTACGCTTTCACAAATGGCGTCTTTGTTTACAGGTACAGTTGAGGAATACGCAAACCTTGCGGCATTCCCTTTAGTGGGCGTTGCAGATACTATTTACATTGCCTTAGATACAAACGTTATATATCGTTACGATACAAGTTTAAGTGCTTATGTTATATTATCACCTAACATTATCAATTCATTAGTATTTAGTGATGCGAATGGATTTGACGGAACTATCACTTTAGTTGGTTCGGTTGCAACATTATCAATTACAACTGCATTAACTTTAGGTTCAGTTCCTTTTATAGGTGCTTCTGGTGCTTTGACACAAGACAATTCAAACCTATTTTTTGACGATACAAATAACAGATTAGGAATAGCTACTGCATTACCGACAACGCCTTTGGATGTTTTCGGTTCGGGCATTATAGGTCGTTTAAACGCGACTTCAACAAACAATGCTTATTTAGGTTTTGCAAGTAACGGAACTAATAAATGGAGTGCGGGTAATGTACAAAGCGACCATAGATTTAGAATATTTAGCGAAGCGAATAGTGCTGAATTAATTACAATTTTACAAACAGGGGAATTTGGAATTGGTATTGCAAACCCATTAACAAAACTACATATTGACGGCGGTGCAACTGCTTTGATTGCTAATTTAGACGCAAACGTTTCAGTTGCAAAAAGTGTTTCATTCCGTTCCGACAATAGTTCAAGAATAAATTTAGAAGTAAGTGGCACAGAATCAGGTTCAAATGCAGGTGCAGATTTCTTTTTAAGAACTTTCACAGATGCGGGTTCTTTATTAGAAACACCTTTAAGTATTGTAAGAAGTACGGGCGTAACAACTATAAAAAGTTTAACGCTTACAAATGCTTTATCAGTTGGGAATGGTGGAACAGGTGCAACTTCTTTTACTTCAGGTTCAATATTATTTAGCAATGGAACTTTAATTACACAAGATAATACAAATTTGTTTTGGGATAATACAAATGACAGATTAGGAATTGGTTTAAATACTCCTGCAAAACCATTGGGAGTTTATGCACCGGATGCGACAGGAAATATAATATTAACAAGAGCTTCAACAGCAGAAACATTAACAATAGGAACATATTATATTACTGCAGTTGGTAATGATTTACAAATACAATCTGGAACTTCAAACATTTTGCAATTAAATCCTTCAGGTGGAAATGTTGTAATTGCAGGGTCAACTGCATATAATAAATTTACAATAACAGGTTCTACTGCAAGAATGGATTTAAATGATGGTGGGGGTGCATCAAGAAAAGCATTATTAATAGAACCTCTTGGTTATAATTCTAATACTTATGCAAGAATTGAATCTTATAATTATGGTACTGCAACAGGCGGAAATTTAGCAATAAATACTACGGGTGGCAATGTAGGTATCGGAACGGCTTCAAATATATTTGGTAAATTGTCAGTAGAGGCTGCAGGCAATCATATAACAATGAGAGCACCTGCTGCTACTGCAGGTAAGTATTGGGCATTAGATGTTAGTTCTGCAAATCAGTTTTATGTAATTAATAATGCAGGAACGCAATTTTTTACAATGACTGATGCTGGTAATTTTGGAATCGGAGCGAGTAGTCCTGGCATTTTTGCTAATTATACAACTGCTTCAATAGGTGGCGGTAATTCCGCAGGTGGTATTTTGCAGTTTCAAACCACATCAGGAACAGACGCAGCACATATTCGTGCTGACAGAAGCGGAGCAACACTCAATACCTTTACGATTGAAACACGAACAAGTGCACCAATGATTTTTGGTACAAATGCTACTACAAGAATGACTATTTTATCAGGTGGTAATATAGAAATTAATAATAGTTTAAGTGTAGGTACTACTATTGGTTCAAATGTAAGATTAACTGTACAAGGTGGTGATTCTACAGCTTCTAATTATGCAATAGATGTTAAAAATAGTACAACAACTATGTTTTTTGTTAGAAATGATGGTTATATGTACACGGGATTATCTGCAAATTCACCTTATAATATTGCACAATCAGGCAGAACTTGTATTTTGGCATCTAATGGTAGCGTAGGATATTTATCATCAACAAGAGAATCTAAAGCAAATATAGAATCTATTACAAATGCTGATTTTATTAATCAACTTAACCCCGTACAATTTAAT